ATCCGAGTTTCATTATAATCCCTATTTCGGACAAACCCTGCGGTATCTTGAAGATTGTGAAAAAATCCCGGCCTTTGCCGATCGTGATTTTGTCGCCAACCGGTTAAACACCGTTACGATCCGCCACACGCGGGAGGGCATTCCGGGCCAGCCGTTCTATTCGTTTCCTTCGTGGTGGTGCGGGCAGGATGCCGTCGAGCTGGCCAACCTGATCATTGAATTCCACAAAAACGGGATTCTCAACGGCTATAATATCAAGTACCTGATCCGAATGCCGAAGGACCATTTCAAGGAAGGCAACGGCAAGAGTCTCTCCGAAAACGAGCAGCAGGTGAAATGGAAAAGCTTTGAGGAGAATTTTTCCAAGTGGTTGAGCGGGCAAAAGAACGTCAACAAATCGCTGATCGTCAAATACCTGCGGGGCTCCGACGGCAAGATGCTCGACAACGTCGACGTGCAGCCGCTGAAAAATGAAATGAGTGATGAGGCTTACGAGAAGATCTGGGAAATTGCCAACCGCAGTATCGCCAACAGTATCGGCTTGCTCCCCACGTTGGCGGGGGTCAATCCCGGCAAGGGCAATGACTCAGGCTCACAGATTCGGGTGATGGCTGAGTTTCAACAACATTTTCGGACGCCCATTCATCGCCACTTTGTGCTGGAGGATATTCGTTTGGCCCTGCGGAGCTTGGGCTATACCGATGTCATCCCCAAGTTTCAGGACGTTCAGATCACCACGCTCGACGCCAATCCGACCGGCAGCCAAGCCGTCATCAATCACAGTTAAATCATGGCCAATTTTCGATTGCCAATTGCCAATTGCCAATTGCCAATTGACAATTGACAATCGAAAATTGAAAATTGAAAATAAAGATGCTTGTCAACTTACAACTCTTAAAAGCCCAACTCGGAGGCATTCAAAGCAAGCTCAATTTCGATACGGTGTTGCCGTTTGTGAAGTTGGCCGAACGGCAGTTCAAATCGGAGGTCGGCGCAGAATTATACGCCTATCTGAACACAGGAAGCTTTGCCAACGGATCGGATGAGGCCGATCTGCTCGAATTGGCGCAGGCCTATGTGGCGTGGACAGCCTATGACTTGGCCTTTCCGCACCTGAAGCTGCGCATCGGAGACATGGGCATGATGAAAACCACCCCGGCCAACACCATCGCCGTCACCAAATGGGAGTATGTCGACAGCCGCGAAGCCAACCTGCAAATGGCCGAGCTGTTTGCCGAACTGTTTTGGCAGCAGTTGGAAGAGCTGAGGCCCGAGCAGTGGAAAGAGTCAGATGCGTATAAACAACGCAATCTCTATTTTATTTCTTCGGCCGCCGAGCTCAAGCAGTATGTGTCGTGGCTGGGACGTAACTCCCGATTGTTTCAAAAGCTGCTTCCCTACTTGGAGGATGCCGAAGAAAATTACCTGCGCAAAGAGATCACCGACGCGGTGTTTGACGGGCTGAAAACCAAACTTCAGGATGCCGATTCCGCGCTTGACACCCAAGAAAAAGCCCTGCTGAAGCGCATCAAAAAAGCCTTGGCTTTGCAGGCCGTTGAACTGGCCATGCCCTACCTTCCCTTGGCCATCGACGAAAAGGGCATCCGTGAGATACGCAAAAAAGACGGAACGCAGGAAGAGGAAATTGCCGAAAAGCCCTATCGAAACCGTCTGTTAATTGCCCTGAGAAAAGATACCCGTTCGGCCCTGACGCAGGTGCTGGAGTATCTGGATGCCAACGCAACCGATAGCTATTGGGCAAGTTACTACACCCTCCGACAAAGTCAGGTGACTGACGATGATTTGGAGGATTTTACGGATCACAAATCAATAATTCTATAATCTTATGACAGCCCTGAATGGCAAAGTAGCTATGAATCAAAGCGCCGAGGATATTGAAAAACAGATCGCCGAGCTGCAACAGAAAGCCGCCGATCAACGAAAAAATGAAGCCGATCACAAAGAGCGGCAACGGCAGATCCAAAAAAGTCAGGACCTGGAAACACGGGACAACCTGCTGAAGGAACTGCGAAAACTGGAGACGGCCTCGACGATGGCGGGCAAACTCTCGCTCGACGATGCCCTAAAACTGGCCGAAAAGCAGGCCAAGTACCGGGCCGACATCGAAGAGATCGAAGCCGAATGGGGATTGAATGAAAAAGCGGAAGCCTCGCCGTCCGCCGACGCGGCAGAAGTGCCGATAGCGTCGAAGCCCTACGGTATCTCCACCACCAAAGCCATTTGGGTATTGATGGCCCTGTTTTTGGTTTGCTGCGGGCTGACCGGCTGGCTGGGCGCGGCGGCCGTGGCTGATCCTTACAACCCCGTGGGACAATCCATGATGAAAAACGCGCCGCTGAGGGCCTTGGTGGCGTTCGATATGACCTTTCTGACCATGTTGGTTGCCGTTTTTTTTATCTGGTTATTTTTTAACGATCTCTTTTTGTTATGGCACAATCGAATCAAATCCGAGCGCAACTTATCGACGCTGTTGGCCGAGGCTCCGGCATGGGCGGTCTTATTCTTTTTATTGGGTTCTTTCTTTTTAGTGATGTGGCTGTTTGCCAATTATTATCTGACCGCTTACGCGTAGACAGCCTTACAAAACTTCGGGAGTGTGTGTTGATGACGGCCGAGAGTCAGGTCTTTGTCAAAGAGCCGCACAACCGTAATGATCACCCGCAGATCAACACCTACTTTAAGGCGGCGGGTTACAAAACCCCCGAAAAGCTGGCATGGAACAACAAAGCCTGGTGTGCCGCCTTTGTCTGCTGGGTCTACCAAAGTTGCGGTATTTTGTTGCCGCAGGTAAAGGGGAGTTTGGCGGCGGTACTGACCTGGAACGGCATTGCCGCTACGAAAAAGGTACCAACGGGTTCTCCCATTCTGCCGGGTGATGCGGTCACCTATAAGCAATGGAGCCACATCGAAGTGGTGAAGTACTGGCCGATGGACCCGCGGATTAGTTATTTTTTTACGGTGGGCGGCAATACCACGGCGGGAGCCAAACAACACGGGGTATATGCCAATATTCAGCGGCCCAAGAGTTTTGTACGCAATACAATTCGACTGATAAAATGAAAAAGCTGCTTGAATTTCTGGACGAATGGGCCTGGCTCCTCATTGGCAGTATTCTGATGGCTCTTTTCTGGGGAATGATTATCAAAGATTTAATTTCCACTTATTCTATACAGCCTTAATTATGAAAAATCTACAGGATGAACTCACGACCGTGGAGCGTTTTACGGCTCCTACCCCTCGTTTTTTTCGCCTCCTTCAGGTACTCGGTATTGTGTTTGCCACCATTTCGGGGGCTTTGATCCAATTGCAGTTGCAGGGCATTGAGTTGCCCCAAGTGCTGAGTGTCATTGCCGATAAGGCATCGGTCATTGCCGGCATTGTCACCGCCTTGGTCAGTCAGTTCACCGTAGATTTCAAAAAGACGAGATGAAGCCAATCACCCTGAACGGCAAAACCTACGCCTTATGGGAAACCTGGACCGAAGTACCGAAAGCACTCCTGCCGCAGGTACTTCGGCTGCTGTATGTGGAACCCGAATCGGGCCAAACCTACCATCAAATTTTACGGCTGGCGCTGGGGTATACATCCAACGAGTGGAAACGGCTCATGAGGCACTATTTTGGGTGGGAGCGCACCGAAGACCAGCGCGAAAACAATGCGGAGGTGTTGGCAGAGGCCCTGAATCATCTGAAGTGGATGTGGACGCAGGAGCTGACGGTGAAGCCCTTTTTGTGTCTGGAAGTGGAAGGCCAAACGTTTTGGCTGCCCGACGATGATTTTCTAACCATGGGCTACGGCGAGCTGACGGATGCCTATATCCACGCCAGAGCCTTCATTGAACAGTTGGTGGAAGGCGAGGAGCGGCTCAATTACCTGATGGCGACTCTGTGCCGACCGGAACGACCGGCCAAAGAGGCCCATGACGAAAATTGGAACGGCGATATTCGGGAAGCCTACAATGAGCATTCAGCCCGGATGCGGGTAAAACTCTGGGAAACGGCCAACTATGCCGACAAGATCGTGGTATTGATGTGGTTTATGGGAACCCTCAAAGACTTTACCGAACGCTTTCAGGTATGGGATGAGGAGGAGACCGGCCCGGTGCCCGAAGATGAGTATCCGGGCCAAAGCTGGATCAAAAACCAGCACCTGCTTTCGGAAAAGCAAATTTTCGGCGGCATGGCGACCACCAAAAAGGCCAATGTGCATGAAGTATTTACTTTTTTGGAAGAGCATAAAAAGGATATGATCGCCAAACGCAAAGCCGAAAAGGCACAACAAAAGAATCAGTCATGACCTCGACACAACAATTTTGGAACTATCTGAAGCCTATTTTAGAGGATACCGAGCCGCAAACAGTGATGCTCTCGGACGCTGATCGGATGGACCGCCTGATCGAATCAAGCCGCAGTGAACAGATGTACCCGGCCATCTTTGTGATGCGCCCGGCCTACCAAGGCCAAAAAATTGATAATGCGGCGCTGGTGGCCATGTTTAATGTTCAACTGTTTGTGCTATGCCAGGGAGCGTTAGACGACTATGCGTCACAGGATGCGGCCTTCCAACAATCCGAAGAGATCGCGGAGCTGATCGTGCAGGCTCTTCAGCACGATTCACTCACGTATAAATGCTGGTTTGACTTTTCCAGTTTGAAAATGGAGCCGATCATTTATACGACCGTAGATGCCACCTACGGCTATGAAGTCAAACTCAAATGCGGTATCATTGCCAACGAACAATTCTGCTGACCACTCAACGACTATGCTGTTACGGACGATTTTATTTTGGATGTTTTGGGTGCCTTCCCTGCCGTTTGTGTTTGGGTATTTGCTGCTGAAGCGCAGTAAACATCCCTTTTTTATGACGGGCATGATTCGGCAATCGGTTTATGAAAAAATGGTTTTACAAAAAAATCAAAAGTTATGATTGAAGACTTTGCCGATGTTTCCTTTCTGTCCCTTCAATTTTCGAGAAACATCATTGATTTTATTGTCCCGGCGGCGAGCAGCAGCCTGACCGACCGAAGTGATCTGCGGTATCTGCTCACCATCGAAGTGCCTACCTACGTGGGCAGCGTGGTATTTGAAGAACTAAAAACGCTCGAAGGGCGCGAAAAACCGATTTATATCAATCAGGGAGTGGAAATCTATGAAGGGGCGCGATTTGCCTTTAATCGCGGGCGGGACGGCATGATCGACAGTCTGCTGACCTATACCAAGCCCACTCGAAACCAAACGGGCATGAGTGCGGTACTGACGCAGGTAACGCCTTACCGACTGACTTCACAGGTGCTCGGCGGGGAGCCGGCTCAAAACACCACGTTGGCAAGTGCTCCGTTTTATGCCATCAAAGCGGGCCTAAGCAGGGAAGACTTTGCCGCCAACAGTGATACCTACTGGACGGATTTTCAGGCCAAATACCGAAATTTTTTAACCTGGCAACCCAACAACAAACGCGTGGCGGCGGGGCAGGAAGAATACCTGAGCTTCCTGCTGAATTTTTCTCCTACGCCTACCCAGCTGCGATTGCGGGCGCGGTTCTCAGGACCGGGATTGGAAACGACCCTTCCCCAAACCATACTCACCCTGAGCGGCGTACCCATGTACGGGATTGTGTGCCTGCCGGTAGGCCCCGACGTGGTGACGGTGGGTATGGAGGAGTACGATTTTTATGAAGTTTGGCTTTCGGATCAGGAGAATAAGCGCCTGAGTGAAGTCAGAAAATACCAAGTAGACCGCAGTTATCAGGCCTTTGATCGGGGCATTCTGTTTGTAAATTCGCTGGGAGGCTGGGATACGCTTCGCTGTCTGGGCAGGGCCTCGGAAACGCTGGCGGTCAACCAAACCACGGCCATGAGGGAAATGACCCGAAAAAATGACGTGGAGTTTTCGGACCTGCTGTTTATTAAAACGGAAGGCAGACGCAGTGTGCAGCTTTCGACGGGTTACTTCCGGCAGGAGGCGGCCGAAACCCTGCGTTGGCTGGATGAGTTATTGCTTTCGGAAAGCTGCTTTTGGATCACTGACAAAGGGCATTTACCCATTCAGATCATCTCCAATACGCTGGTGGATGCCGAAGATGACAGCGATTTGACAGCACGGGTACTCACCTTTAAGCTATTGGACGAAGTCACTAACTTCTCTACGATTCCACTTAACTTTTCTCCCGTGACTCGCCCGACGGTATGGGTGGGAGCCAATGAAAATTACAGCTTGGACGGTTTTGGCAAACGAACCGGGACGGTGGCTTACTCCACCCTGAAGAAGGTGTACCAAAACAATTATGAATTGGTACTGCCTCCTCAGATCAAGCCCAATGCGCCGGGTGATCCTGACTACATTCCTGCCTTTGTGGATGCCGGGGTGGTGATAGGCAGTACGCCTTATCCCAACACGGAGATCAGCCGACTGACGACATTTTTGAAAAATGACTGCGGCGGCGGTACGGGAACGGCGGCGCTGATCGTGATCCCGGCCGCCAAATACGGCGGCGAAGTGCCGGGAGCGGCTCAGATTTTGGCGGAAGCCGAATACGCTGCATTGAACACCCAAGCCTACGCCAACGCCAACGGTTCCTGTATCCCTTAATCAATTATGAGCTACGTCGTCAAAATCAATGACAGTTCGGTGGATTTATCGCCCGATACGGCGGTGCAGCTCTCGCTGCCCAATCCTTATCTGCTCTACGACCGCATCGAAGGGCCGCAGGCCAAATTCCCTTCCCTGCCCTTTACGCCCAACAATCAAAAAACGTTTGGATTTTGGCAGATGCCGCAAACCGGCGGGGAGCTGAAGGAGTACCGTTGCCGTCAGTACTACGGCGGGGAACTGATCCAAGACGGCTATTTTTATTTGACCGATGCCGGGGAAGGGGGATTCCAAGGGGTGTTTTCGGCAAGACTGGGCAAGTTTTTCGGGGATCATCAAAACACGCTGCTGTCGGAGTTGGACTTGGGAAGTATTGTCCTGCCCGGAGTGCTTACGCCCGTGGTGGCTCAGGGCGGGCAAAATGCGCTTTGCTTTCCCACGATTCTGAACCCGACCTACTACGGGCAAAATGCCTATGGCGGCCGCGTGAATGAGTATACATTGGGGGCCTACTCGGGTGCTCCGCAGGTGCCGATGGTGTTTGTCCACTACCTGATCGGGCAACTGGCTGAGTTGACCGGGGTAAGCATAGACGGAAGCTTTATCACCAATACCGCGTGGCAACAGGCCATCCTGTACAATACCCGGGCTTTGGACGGAGCTGCCTCGGTGAGCATTGCCAATCATTTGCCGGAGCTGACGGTGACGGAATTCTTTCTGGAACTTCGCAAGCTGCTGAACTTAGCCTATACCTTCGATCCCATTACCAAACGCCTGACGATGGGTTTTTGGGATGACAAACTTCGCCTTCCCACGCAGGTGGACTGGAGCAAAAAGGCCGTGAAAGGCGGCAACAAGATTCCGGAAGTAAATACGCGTCTCCAACTCAGTTATGTGCTCGACGGGGGTGATGCCCTGATGAAAAACCGCCCTGATGAGGTAGCCGATTACCTGACAACCGAAACCGAGGGCCTGCAAAATGGGATTGCCAAACTGCCCGCCAAGTTCTCGACGTTGCTGGTAGACAGCGGCACGGGGTTGGCCACGGCCCAACAGGTGGGTGCCACGACTCAATACGGTCAGCAGGCCAATACCTTTTCACCGCGGCTGTTGTTTTGGAACGGGATCGTCACGGGTTTGCCGCGTGCCTTGCCGACACTCAATGGGGTTTCCCTGTATTGGAACGGCCCCAACGGACTTGCCGCCACCTATTGGGCGCAACTGGAAGCCCTTCGCAAACGGCAGTTTTATTTGAAAAAACAATTTGTACTTACCGAATCAGATTTGGCCACCTTAGACCTCAGTCGCAAGGTGCACGTGGATGGGGTGGATTACCTGATAGCTCAACTGGAAGTACAACTCCCTCTTAACAAACCCTGCGAAGCGCTGCTGTTGGGGGGAGTATAAGCTGTACTTGCATAGTATATTTTTATGCACAAAAAGTTAATTTTGTGTCGAGCTTTTCAACTATAAAATGTTCCCAATTATGAGGCCGGTTAATCCTGACAAAAACCGAAATAATCGAATCATGCTTTCTGAGATTGATTGGGTTACTTTGATTTATCATGCCATTATTGGTGCCACCATTGCCAAATTTTGGATAGAGCATCTTTAATCAGTCCCGTTTATGTGGCAATTGCGGCAATGAGTGTTGCAATTGCACCTATGATTGCCCCTATAATTGCCCCACTCCATGTTACTTTATTATTTGCTTTCTGTAATTCATTATTGACCTTCTGCAATTCTAAAGCCTGCCTTTGCATTTGAAGGTTTAATTCTTTTATTAATTCTTCCTTTTGCCTGATTGAACGTTCATATCTAAGTTTTTCTATTTCACGTTCAGATTTTTCAATTTCAAGCTGCTCTTTATGCTCTTGTTTTTGACGTTCGGCAAGGATTTTTTTTTGTTGTTCTTTTTTGAACTCTATCCAACCATTTTCTCGCTCACAAACTCTACGGCCAAGATCAGTCAGATTATAGTCATGGTCGCGTAATTTATTAAGCAAACCAGCCTTGTAAACTTCATTAAGCAGATGATGAGCGCGTCGTTCATCCATTTTAAATTCATCCATGATAAAAAGCGCAAACGATATATAGGCTCCTCTGGCTTTTAAATCCCATTGATTGAGTCTATCAAGGGTTTGTTGAATAATGTGATCATCATTCATTATATTTGTTCTCATTAAGTGTGATAAATGATTTTTAAAAAGCCTGTCAGTCGCCAAACTTGGACAGGCTTTTTGCTTTTGCAAGCTACTAAAAATACAGATTAGACACCTATCAGTGAAATAGGTTTTGTGAACAGGCGCCTGTGATTCTGCGCAGCATCGTCACGGCTGCCGACTCACAACCGGCTGTCCTTTTCTTCTCTTCGTCGACGTGAGAACTTGCTTTAAAAAAGCAAGCATGGCCGACAGCATCTTAGACAATCCTGTTTTTGCGGAAGTCCTGCGGCGCTACGTCGCCGAGGCTGAACGCATTTTTAAGCAGTACGTGGCCTCTCAAAACCTCGTACTCACGGGCGAGATGCTGGATTCGATCCGCGCCGGGGCCGTCGAGCGGGGACAGGGATTTATCTCCGCTGAGGTACACTACAATATGCTGCTTCGCCTCAAGGATGTCCGTCAGCTGAATTATACCCGAATGCCGCCGTTTGCGGCCATGGTTAAATTTGTGGAGGCCGTGGGTCCGGATAAATTTCCCCGCGTACCCGGCTATCCGGAGGGCATCCGCCCGGCTTCCCATACCGAAACCGTGGAGCGGATCGCGGCGGGGGTCATGCGCTACTTCAAACGCGAACCCAACATCAAACGCGGTTATCGCGGGGTGTACAATGATCCGCTGAAAAATACCATTCTGCCCGAATTTTTTGAAGAGCTGCGCCGCCATGCCGGGGCCACGGCCCTGACTGAATTACGACTTCAATTCCGTGATTGATCCCGCCCTGCTCCCGAGCAGGGAGCGGGCTTAACCATACAGCCATGAATTTTAATGATGAAGGTACGCTGACCCTGAAGGGGGAAACGACCCAATTTGACACCCAACTCAAAGAACTCAACTCCAAGGCCAAAGAGCTCAAAGCTACCCTAAAGGAAATTGAAACGTCGGGAGCGGGGAAAGGCTCGGCCGAGTGGAAAGACTACAAAACCCAACTGGAGGCCGTGCGAGCCAGTCAGGCCCAGCTGAATGCCGAAATGAAGAAAATGGACGTGGCTGAGATGAGCATGACGCAGCTCAAAAACCATATCAAAGACCTGAACAAAGAACTCAGTACGGCCACGCCCAACACCAAAGCCTTTAATGATGCCGCCAAGCGGTTGGGCGAAGCTGAAAAGCAATTTGAGGCCGTTAAAAAGCAGGTCGATGAGGTCAAAAAAGGCGGTGAGGATTTAGGAAAACCCGGCCTGTGGGATAAGATCACCTCCGGTGTCAAAGGCATGTCAACAGCCTTCAGCGGTTTTATTGCGCTGGCCGCCGTGCAGTTTCTGTACGACATGGGCAAGTCTATTTTTGACATCACAGCCAAATTTGAAAAGTACGAGAAAGTGCTCACGACGGCGCTGGGAAGCGAAAAGCTGGCCAAACAGAGCATGGAAGCCATCAAGGTGATGGCCGCCAATACCGCCTACGGGGTGGATGAACTCACGGAAGGCTACGTCAAAATGGTCAATCGGGGACTTCGACCTTCGCAGGTGGAAATGACGGCGCTGGCGGATTTGGCGGCCTCGCAGGGAAAAACCTTTGATCAGCTCGTCGAAGCGGTACTGGATGCCATGGGAGCCGAATTTGAGCGTCTGAAGGAATTCGGAGCCAAAGGTAAAAAAGCGGGGGAGGAACTGGAGCTGACCTTCAAACAGGTGCCGTACGTGATCAAAAACACGGGGGATGAATTCCAGATCCTGGAGAAGCATACGGGCAAACTCATTGACAAATTCAGCTCGCAGGAAGATGCCGTCATGGGCGTGATGACGGCCTTCGGAAAGATGGAGGGCATCGGCGGTCAAAACGCCACGATGATGGAAACGCTGGGGGGCCGAACTTCCAATTTGAGCGACAGTTTTGACACTATGATGGTGACCCTCGGCACGGGCCTTCGCCCGGTATTCATTGGCATTTTGGACCTTCTGAATGCCTCCATACCGGTGCTGTTGGTCGTGGGTCAGTCCATCGGAAGCGTGATCGTCTTTGCCAAAAGCTTAGTGGTGGGCTTGGTGGATACGGTCAAAAACGGAGCCATGTCCATCGTTTCGCTGGCCGATGCGGCCTATCAGGTCACGCAGGGCAATTTGACGGGGGCTAAAAAATCGCTCGACGATGCGGTGAATTATGGCAATAAGACCATCACTTCGATGAAGTCCAACATCGAGCAGGGGGTGCAGGAGGTGACGGCCATCTGGAAGAACCCGGCGGGAGAAGTCGCGGCCGAATTTGCGGGCAAAACCCAAGGGAAAAAATTTCAGGGGGAGCTCACCGATGCCCAGAAAAAAGCGGCCGAGGATCGTCAAAAGGAAGTGGAGAAGGAGCTGGAGAAAAAGAAAAAAGAGGAAGAAAAACACCTCGAAGACGTCAAAAAAGCCAACGTCAAAGCCATTGAGGAAATCGCCGCGTTGGATGCCGAGGCTAACATTGCCGGGATTAGGGATGAGCTTCAGCGGGACATTGCCAAGATCGAAGAAAAGAAGCGGAAGCGGATTGAAGACATCAATGCTTCGCTGGCCGATACTCAGTATAAAAATCGGCTCATTGATTCGGCCGAAAAAGCGGCGTCGGCCGAGATCGAAAAAGTTCAGGAAGAGCATCGACAAAAGCGTTTGAAAGCAGAAGCCGAAGCGGAAAAGCAGCGGCTGGAAGCGGCTAATTTCATTCGGGAGCAGGAAAAGCGGGCGGAAGAAGCGATTTTGAATTGGCGGGAACTGTCGGCCAAAGGCAATGCCAAAGCGCTGGTCGAAGTGGCCAAAGACCGCATCGACACGGAACTTCGCTTCAAAAAGGAGCAGTACGAGCAACAGGAAGCGGCCGATAAAGCCAAGGCTACCCGTGAAATAAAAGACTCGGATCAGCTCAAAGCGGCGCTGTTGGCCATCGAAGCCCGCTATCATAACGAGTCGACTTTGGCCGAGGCCGATGCCGCCGAGAAGAAAAAGAAAATTGACGCCGATCTGAGAAAGCAGAAGGAAGAGAATCTGAAGGGGTATTCGGATATGTTCTCCAACCTGCTCAGCGGTAACCTTGTGGCATTTGCCGAAGGCGCTCAGAAAATGGTGAAAGGCCACAAGGAGGCGTGGCAGGAAAAGATTCAGGAGGACATGGGCAAGTATGAGATGGTGGCGTCCATGGCCCAAACGGCCGTCAAATTTCTCAACGATCTGGCCCAAAAACGTGCCGAACGGGAGATAGCGTTGGCTCAAAAGGAGCGCGATGAAAAGGTGGCACTGCTCCAATCACAACTGGACCAAAATGCCAAAGATCAGGAAGCGGCGGCCGCAGCGGAAGAGAATCTCAAGACTAACTTATCCAACGATCTGCAAAACCTGAAGGATGCCGAAACCAAACGACTCGAAGAACTGGAGCGGATATTAACTTCCACCACGACCTCGGAAGAAGAGAAAAAAGCGGCGATGCGAGAGGAATACTCCCAAGAGTATCAAATTCTGATCACCAATGAGAAAAACAAAATTGAGTCCCTGGCCATTGAAAATACCAACAAGGTCAAGGCCCTCGAAACTCAAAAAGAGAATACGCTCAAGGCCCTCAACGAGGAGATGAACGCGGCCAAGACCGAGAATGATCGCAAGGCCGTGGCGGCTAAAATCGAAGCGGCCGAAAAGGAAATGAATGCCAAGATCAAAGCCGCCACTGAGGAGAAAGAAAAGTCCATCAAAATGGCCGAAGAGGCCAAAGAGGCTAAGATCAAAGCCGCCGCCGAGGAGCGCGATAAGAAGCTGAAGGATTTGGAGACGCTCAACCTCAATGAGAAAAAGAACACCGATGAACTATTGAAAGTGGCTAAAAATGCCAGCAGTACCCGCATCTCAGACTCTGAGAAAGAACGGGATCGAAAGCTGGACGTGGCGGCCAATGAAAAAGCCAATCTGATCAAAAATCAGAAAGATTTGCAAAATGCCATCACGGCCGAGAATGACAAGGCCCGCGCCACGGAAGTGGCCGCCAAGCGCAAGGCATGGAAAGCCCAGCAGAATGCCGATATCGCCTCGGCCATTATAGCGGGGGCGTTGGCCACCATCAAAGCGTTGGCCTCGGGATTCTTTCCGGTCAACCTGGTCTTTGCCGCCGCCACGGCTGTGGCCACGGGGATTCAGGTGGCCATGATCAAGCGTCAACCGGAGCCAACCTTTGCCTTGGGGGGTATCCCGCAGGGGTCGCGCCACGGACGCCGCTACGGGGAAGCGGGTTTGGCCATCATTGACCGCCGAACGGGGCGGGAAGCGGGAGAAATGGAAGGAGGCGAGGCCATCATTTCGCGGGAGCAAACCGAAGCCAATCTGCCTTTTATTCAGGCCATGTTTGCCAATGCTCGGACGCCAGGACGCCAACGCATGGCCGTGATGCGACCGCCCATGGGCTTGGACCGGGGAGGAAGAATACCCCGACTAAGGATGTTTGAGTACGGAGGGCGTCCCTCTTACGATGAGGATAATAATTTCAATTCGGGGGAGAGCGGTGCCAATAATTACAATGACGGCGGAAGCAGCTCCGGCAGCAGTGAGACAGGAGGGGGCAGCGATTACAGCGGCTCGACCGATAACGGCAGCAGCCTCAACGAAGCCGAGGCAAGAGCAGCGGGCGAAGAAGCCAAAAAACAGGGAGAACGCCAGCTCAAGCTGCTGGAAGAGATCGTGAGCTCGGTCAAAGGATTGGACTCGACCACGGCGCAGATGAGCGACCGACTGGCGGGGCAATTGGCCGACAATCGGGGGGCCATCGGTCAGGTCGAGCAGGCCGTACGGGGTGTGGAAGGAGCCATCAACGGTTCCAATCAAAGCGGGCGTTTGGATGCCATTCTGAGCGCCATCAGTAACTTGGGAGGATAGGGTATTTGTTTGTAAAAACAGGCTTAAAAACGTATTTTTGGCCTAAACCAATCGAACCGCCGATGCGGCAGCCTTATGATTAAAAAATTGACCGTTGAACTTCCGGTGCATTTGCGAAAGTTTTTTATGGTGGAATATGACGGAGTGGAAGTACAGAAAGGAACTAAAACGGAGTACGTCATCAACGTGGAGAAATCCTCGGAAGTGGGCAAGTTGATCCACCTCATTGCCCGCCCCATTCCGTTTACGCAGGAACGCCGGGAGTTTGAAGGAAGTAAACTGTCGATCCTGTATTATGCCCGCGAGAAAGCCTACGAAGTACCGGTCGATAAACTCAAGTTGCTCTCTCAGCAACTGGATGAGATCTTTCGACGAACGATGATCTGTGAGGTGCGCTCGGTGCATGAGATCACGGGAGGAGACTATGCCCCGTTTGTAAAACAGGTACTCAGGCGACGCAACATTGAGATCGACGTGGACATTGATTACCAGACCGCCCGCAAGATTTATCGGGACTATTTGGAGAAAACAGCCAAAAAAAACCAAAAAATATCTGCCTAAAAAGTCCTAAAAATGCACGGAATGTCCTAAGAATGCAGGGAATGTCCCGATTCGGCACGGAATGTCCGCTGCGGCATCCCACAAAAACCGCCAATGCAAGCTGTATTGGCGGTTTTTTATTTTTCTTTCGGGCAGTTCCCCTACCCAAATCCCGTCCTTTTCGGTAGCTGCCGGCATCGGTAATTTGGCGCTATGTTAGTAACTGCTTCCACCATCGGCACGGCCTGCGGTGCTCCTTCCACGGGCTTCGTCATACAGCTCTACCTCTTGGATGCCCGGGATGTGGAGTCTGTCTATGAGCCGGCAGACGGGGAACTGCTGTGCGGCGGTATCGTAGTCCGAAACGGCGCTCCACTGGTGGAGCTTCCCCTCCGATACCGATCCGGTACCTATCAGGAAAGCCAAAACACTTCCAACGATGGGTTGGGATTTAACGTCACCCTCTCGCTGAGTTATCCGGCTGTGAACAATCCGTCGGTTGTTGCATGGGCCAATGCCAATAAAAAACGCCGTTGGGTGGCCATTTTCAAAACTGTTACGGGGGAAGTGCTGCTGGCGGGCGATCCTGAAAACGGCCTGCGGCTCAGCATCGGACGCAACGGGCAGGAACGGGGGATGATTGGCCTGAGCCTGAACGGCAGTTTTTGGCATACGATGTGGCTATTGCCAACCATTGATTTAGAAGAGCTCTTTGGCGGACCGAAATTTGTAAGCAGTGGTTTTTCTTCCGGATTTTATATTTAATCAACTATGGCACTTTCTTTTGCGCAACTCGGCACGCTCATCTTAGAGAAACTTCACAAGCTCACCGGCCAACTCGTCTATCCGCAGGATGTGGAAGATGTGGCCACGGCTACGGTGAATTTTGTAACCAACGACGGAAACTCTTTGCCTCCTTACGTACGTCCTAATGCTACAGTGGGCAAGGTTCCTTACTTGTCCAATACCTACCAGCTGAGCAATAGCCCGCTAAGTTATTTTTCGGGATTGGGAGGCGGTATCCAACTGGCCGGGGGCTGGCGATTGGATACAAACGTGCTGAAGAAAGTCGAACTCTTCCAACCCACGGCTCACGCTACCAACCGCTACGAAACCCTGCTAACCCTGCCCAAGGGGGGCTACGATAAAGTAACTCTCAGCGTGAAAGTCTACGGGCTGGGTAACACCTCCGGACTGATCCATAAGATCTTTACGTTTGATGCCAATACTTCTTCGGGCGCGGCAAGTGTGGTACTGACGGCTCAGGACGATGCTCCTTCCAAAGTCTACCTCGGTGATCCCGACTGGAGCGGTATCAATATCATCATTCCCCTCTATGAACGCAGTGCCGTCAACTCGGCCAAGATCTACGTGGTGGAAGTGGAAGTTATGGCAGGGGCTACGTTCATGACGGCTTTGTTGACGCAGAACACCCTGCTGACGGCCGTTACGACTACGGCTCGCAGTGCGGGCAGTTTGAATACGGCCTATCAAATGTCACTGACCTCCGACAGCGCCGGCCTCAAGCTGGTCAATGACGTGACTTCACCGGGTACGCTGATGTTTTACGGAACCAATGCTGCCGGTACCCGTAACTGGCTGGCTCAGACTTCCGTTCTTCAAATCACCTTCAACCGTCAAACGGCCTCCTATACCTTGGTTTTGGGGGATGCCTTCAAAACGGTGGAAATGAACGTGGCCGGTGCCAATAACCTGACGGTACCGCTGAATTCAGCAGTGGCTTTTGCTATTGGCACTCAAATCATCATTGCGCAGTACGGAGCCGGTCAAACTACGATTGTTCCTACGGGTGGGGTCTCCATCAAGAGCAACACTTCGAAAGTCAAGCTCAGCGCCCGATACAGCGCGGCGACGTTGGTCAAAGTTGGGACAGACGAATGGTATTTATGGGGAGATTTAACTGCTTAATCAGAGATGAATTTAGCTTCGATAGGAATTATCAACAGCACGGGCCTTGAGACGGAAGTGGTGGCCTTTGCCACGGCGACCGGCATCACCAACGGCGCGATAATCCTTGACCTGGACAATCTGGTCAAGTCCCTGAAGGGATACGGCATTTGGTCGCTGATGAAGGCCATCTACCCCATTGTGGGAGGCAATGCTACCGCTCATAGCTATAACTTGAAGGATACTACACAGTATCAAATCACTTGGAGTGGCAGTATTACTCATGCTGCCACCGGCATTACGGGTAATGGCAGTACCGGTTACGGCAATACGGGCATTGTGCCTTCGAGCGTACTTTCTCTCAACAGCACCCATATTTCCTGTTATATCCGAACCAACAATGACAATTCTTCCCGAGTAAACATGGGAACCAACAATGCCAGTGCGGCCAACAGCCTTTCCATTCAGGCTTATCCCAGTGTTTTCCTAAGTGTAGGTATTAATGGAACGGTAGCAAACACCAACTCAGCAGGAGGCGTGAACGGGATGATGCTAACCAATCGGACGGGTTCCGCGACCGGTTCGGCCAACTGTGCCAGAAACGGCAGTGTCATTACGAGCGGTATGGGGGCCAGCACCGGCCTTTCGGCCAATGCGTTGGCGCTGATGGCCAGAAATAACAACGGGACGGTGGATATGTTCAGCCTGAGCGAATATGCATTTTTCACGGTGGGCGATGGTCTGACCAATACCCAAATCGCTAATCTTTATACGGCCGTTCAGGCCTTCCAAACGGCCCGTGGCCGTCAGGTTTAATCTTTAAAACTCACAGTTATGTATCTCTGGAAAATTGAACCTTTCGACATTCCGTCCACGGATCGGACGCAATCTGCTAAACAGGCCGTGGCCATTCAAATCGGTTTTTGGGATGGCTTGGTGCCGGTGTTGGACACGGGTTATTCACCGTTGACGCTGGTGATTGACTACTTTGATAATGAGGGCCGCAAGCGGGAATTCCTACAGGATCGCATTGAAGTAAAAACGATTCGTGAAAAGGCCACCGCGTTGGGATTGGAAGGCGAAGCGTTTGAAGAGTTTGTCAAAGCTTCGATGGATGCTATTGTGAAGCATCTCATTGGTGGTAATACCCTGAATGAGCGACGGGATGCCCTGGCGCAATTGGCGCTGATGTTCGGGCAGGTGGTTTTGCCTGTGGAGGAGCAAACGGGAATTATCAATTAATGTTTTTTTTGTATTGCCTGAAAGCATGGACGGCTGAGGCCTGATTCCGTTGGATTCAGGCTCTTATGATTATTGGCGATTTTTTGGTAAGGTCTGTGTAGAATTAAGATGCCATTGTAATAAATGGCATCTTGTAAGAAATACTTAAAAATCAATTAAAAACATTACTGTTAACGTAATAATTAATGTTATTACATAAAGTGGATAAATAGCGACGGAATACATAGAAGCTAACCAACTATTTTCATGGTTATGGTATAGTTTATTGTTCATGTCGAAGTCTATATCATTTTCTTCTTTTAAGCGTACTACATCATAAAGGCTTCGAAATTTTCTTTCTTGACTTATAAAATACCCATCTATGCCCCAAAATGTAGGAATTGCAAAGTATGTTACAAAAACATAATTAAGGTTTGCGTCCTTCGCTGCTAAAGCATATAAAGCTGAAACCAAAGTAATGAGCCATCCTTTAATTATAAATGAATTATTTCCCATTCTTGAAATGGTACTTTGTATAAATTCCAAGTGTTTAAGTTTCTTATCGTTCATTATTTATAAAATTTGGCATTGATTGGTCTGAATTTGTACAATTCATCTAAGGCTGCTTGAGGAGAAGTTATACTTTTGTTTTCAAGATTTTTTATGACATCGAAGTTTATTTCACTTAAATGAGAAAGTTCTAATTCATATTCAATCCTTAGACTTTCATTCAAAATTTCCCCACCTTTTGAAAAAGCTCTTGTTTCTAATTTAATTCGTTCAGGTGTTTTTTTCTGTATAGTTTTTGTTATCGCTATTTCTGTATAAATCCATGGTGATGCAGTCATTTCTGTATCTGCATTCGATGAAATCGAATTAGGTGAATTCAAGAAAAAGATGCATTCACAGTTATCAATCATTTTGTTTAATGCTGCTGAAAGCATTAAATGAACGTGACTGGTGGAATAATTCCTCTTTTCATACGAATAGGTTTCTCCGCTTGGATTCCTACAATAAGCATCATCAATAATTTTTAAAAGTTCATTTGAATAGCCCCAAACAGAAGAGTCTATAAACGTTTTCAATTTAAAATTTTCAAATAACCACCCTGCAAGGATTAAAGCTGTTTGCTTGTCAAGGTGAGAATGCGAAAGGAAAATGTCAGCCTCTATTTCGGGAAACCAATTATTTTGGATATCAGTACCGCTAAGGGACTTATTTGGCAAAAGAAAATTGTTTAATTTTTTTTCAACATCTTTCCGTTGAGTTTCAAACATTTTAGTTCCAATATCGAACCAATGTTCATCAAGCTTTAATGTGAATGGCAGATTAAATCCTCTATACATTGTTTATTTTTAATATCAACTTGATTTCCAATAACACGTAAATATACAAATCTTTTTCTCAACAAGTCTAAAAGCAGTAGGTTTATAAAGTCGCCTAATTTGTTTTCCCCTCAATATTGTTTAAAAACTCTTAAAAGCTTGTATCTGATTTTTTGTCCTTTCGGAGTTGAATACCTCCTATCATCTTCGTACCGCCGAATCGTCGGACCGTTAAAATGCTTTTTTGCGATGTACGAACAAACCTTTTCCGGAGTATGGTACCTGAATGAAACATTCGCCCGGCGAATGCATGATGTGATCCTGCCCCGACTGATCACCGGCAAGGAGCCCATCCCGACCCATTTACTGCTCACCGAGGAGCGCCAACGACTGGCCGCCAAATCCAACTTCATGGACGAAGAAAACCACGATTGGTATTTGGGGGATCTGAGGTATTATCGCAAGCAGGGCGGCGGTGACGTGGCCGTTATTCCCATTTCGGGAACCATGAGCCGCAACGGATTTTGCGGCTACGGCAATGAGTACATTACCAAACTCATTGAAGTGGCCGACAAAGACACCAACACCAAAGGCGTCGTCCTGAAGATCAACACCCCCGGCGGTACGGTCGACTCCACCGAAATGCTGGCCAATGCCGTCAAAAACTTCTCCAAGCCCATTGTCGCCTGGACTCCTTATTGTGCCAGCGCCGGTGTATTTGTCGCTTCTCAGTGCGATGAAACGATCATGGAAGACTCTGTTACGAGTGAATTCGGGTCGATCGGCGTGCTGATGGTGTACGTGGACCAATCCAAATGGCTGGAAAAAGAGGGGCTTCAGGTAACGATCTTTCGGGCCGACGGCTCGGAAGACAAAGCCCGCCTGAACGGCATTGAACCGCTGACGGATGAGCTGAAAGCCGAACTTCAGGCCGATTTGAATGCCTGTCGGAAGGCGTTTTTGGGCTACGTCAAGCGGGGAAGAGCCGGCAAACTCCAATCCGATGAGGTCTTTTCGGGCAAAATGTACAAAAAGAAAGAGGCCCTGAGCTTGGGACTGGTGGATCGGATCGGAACCCTGTCGGATGCCGTCAAACGGGCTCGCCAATTAGCTGCTTAATCATTTTTTTAACTTATACAGCCATGAACAAATTGACTTTGACGGCGGTGGCTCTGCTCACTGCCCTGTTCCCCAAATCCGAAAAAGCGGTATCGGAGGGACTCAGTACCGAGGATTTCAACACCTTCAGCGGAGAACTCGTGGAAGTGGGTACGCGAATGAATGCCCAAACGGACGGCAATGAAAAGCTGAAGGCCGACTATGAAGCGGCCGTTAAACGGGCAGATGATGCCGAAGCATCGCTGAAAAAATCGCAGGAAGAAGCTACCGCTCTGCAAACCAAACTGAAGGCAACCGAAGCCGAGCGTGATACCTTCAAAGGTCATTATGATGCGCAGGTAGCGGCCGGCAAAACCCTTCCCAAAGAGGATGCCAACAGCCGCCAAACCAAGGAGCTTCCCGCCAATGACCCGACTCAGGCGGCCTTGGATGCCTGGAATAAAGCCAACCCGGCAGACCGTTCAAAAAAGTAATTTTCACTTAATTTTTTTACCATACAGCCATGGCAGCAATTACAAATGCTTTAACTAATTCCGTTGATTTTTCAGGACTGCCTTCGCAGCTTCAGGAAGTCATCAACAACAGTCCCGTCATTGTGCGGGAAAACGTTTTTGACGGGTGGGCTTCCATCCGTGCCGATTTTGAGGTATTGGAAACGGACGCCAAAACCCCGCTCCTTTCGCTTCAGATCATGGATATCCTCAAACCCGCTACGGATGACTTCGACCCAACGGCCGATGCCGTCAAGTGGGGAGCGCGTATGCCGGATTTCCACGACATCGAAATTGACCTCTCGCTCAAGCGCAGTCAGGTATTGGCCTACTACCGCAGCTATCTGCAATTTGTATCGGGCCTGAAAACCCAGAACGAAGTATTGGCCAATCCGTGGCCGCTGTTTTTGTTGGGTGAGATCCTGAAAAAAGCCGGCCGTGACTTAGCTGTCGTATCAGCCTACCGTGCCACTCGTAACAATGCCCAGAAAGGAGCTTTGTACGTTCTCAATGGTTTGTTGTATCACTTCACGGCGGGCCGTGCTTCGGGCGATATTCCTGCGGGGAACGTGTATGACTCGGTAACGGCTTATGCTACGGGAGCCGCCTTTGATGCGGTGGTGTATGATGAGGCCAATGCGATTGCTCAGAAAGTGGAAGGTAATGCCGATCTGGCGGGTCAACCCTTGATTCTGCACATGAGTCCAAGAACGTATCGTCTGTATAAAACGACGCGCCGGGCTAAATCGCCCGAAACCATCACGTTGGGTGAGAATCCTACGGTGTTGGATGACTTCCCGAATATCAGCATCAAGATTGATCAGGGATTAAGTAACAAACGCTTTATGTTCATCACCACGCCGGGCAACCTGTTCTTTACCTTCAACGAGAATTATCAGAACATGAATCTGAAGATGATCGAGCAGGTGAAGGGCTGGGAGTTGAACATTATGTTCAGCGCCGGTATCACCTACGGGGTGGGTCGTTTGATCTTCTCCAACAACAGAACTGACTAAGCGGACCGCACCGCCGGGAATGCCGATAGCGGGGTAACGGCTCACTATCGGCTCCTGAATTTTTTCAAACATTCTTTTTCTCAAAACAGCCATGAAGAATTCAGTTAAAGTAGTTGCCGGCTTAGTGCTGGCTTTGGTGGCGGCTTTGGTAGCCGATGCCACCGGGAATGTGATTGCGGGGGTGTGTGCCATCCCGCTGGGAGCCGTGGGCTTTCAATTCGCTACGGGTATCTCCTTATTTGATGCCCAAGGAGTGGCCATGTGTACAGCATTGATCGGCTTGAAACGAAAATGCCAAAAGCCTCAAATGGGAGGCTCGAAACGATTGTATCTGGTCCTGACCGAAGACCTGTCAGAAGAGTTTTTGAATTATGATCTGGCCAAAAGCACAGGAGAATTTGACGGAGCCATCCCGCTGAAAGCCACTAAAAAGTTTGTGGAGGTCGAAGCGTGGTATGATACGACCAAGTTTGGCAGCGAGATGAAAACAGGCAGCGGTTTTACCCAGGACATGGAGTTCAAAGTACTCGGTTACGATAAGGACATCGTCAAACTGATGGCGCTTTTGTATGAAACACCCGTGAATGCCATTGCCCAGGGCAACGATGACAGCCTGTACTACTTAGGGACCAAATACGTGCCGTTGATGTTTGATGCCAAGGCCGTGGTTCCCGAAAAAGGAACCAGCCGTAAAGAGGTGACCTTTGTGGCCAAACAGGATGGTTTGTTAGTGCCTGCCTTCCCATTGAGTGCCGACACGACCTTTGAGGTAACAGCCTTAGTTTAATTCATTGAAAAAATAGCCGTTCTCCTGAAGAGGGGGGGCGGTCCGCCGCAGCGGCTATTTTTTTATTCAAAATCGAAAATTTTTTATTGAGACTATGGAAAAGTACAAAGTAGCCGAAGGGCATGAAAAGGATCACGTTTTTGTCAGAGGTAATACCAAAGAATTGCGTCAATTGAATGACACGGAGGCGGCGGTATTGATCAAAAACGGAGATAAACGCATTGTACCGGTGGACGTGCCGGCAGAAGTAACGGTGGCCGAAGTTGTTTCGGAAAGTGTGAAAAAGCAAAAGAAAGCAGAAACTCCAAACCCGGTTATCACAAATGAATAAGATACAATTGGAAGCGAGTCTTCAATTGGCTCAAATGGATTTTGATGCCAATCCCAATCAACTGAACGAGCACAAACTAAAGCAGGCTCAGCAGGCTTGGGATCAGTTTATAGCACCGGAAGCGGAAGAAAAACAACCTGAAGCGCCAAAGAAAGCAGCCGCTAAAGCGGAGCCAATGCAGCCAAAAGCAGCGAAAGCAACTCAAAAGGAAAACCCCGGCACTATCGGTGAAACTGCCGCGTCGGCGGACCGCGATGCTTCAGCTAAAATAGAAACTGCCGAGCCTGAGCCTACTGCGGAGGTAGAAGTGGCCGAGCCGGTCGACGAAGAGTTGGAAAAAAAAACGGAATAATCGGTAAAACCGACTCTGCTTCAGTAAAAGAGCAGCTTCTGATGACGGCCGAGGGCCTGCATCGGGAAGCTGCTCTTTTGTCTAACGAGCTGCATACATTCCGGGATGAGGATGTGGAGGGTGTCAAGCCGCTGATTGACCGCATCGTGTCCAAACGAAAGGAATGGAAGGCGTTGGTACTGAAGATCAAACATTTTGAAGAAACAGGCCAATTGCCAGAGGAGGAAAAGTCAAAACTGAACCAAGCAGAGCGGGCATCGTATGCCCAGCTCAAGGTGGAGCTCCAGCTGATTAATCAGAATATTTCCAATCGAAAAAAGAAAATTCGTGATAACCCGGAGCATCGAAAAGTGGAAGATTGGACAGCAGAGTTAGCCATGCTGGAGGCCCAAAAAATAGAATTAAAAACGCAAATGGTCTCTGAAAAATATGCGACAACATAATAAGTACTTAGAAAAGGTCTACGAGGAAATGGACGTGTTTCGTCAGCATTTACTCACCGGTGCCGAGCTGACCGACACCCAGCAGGAAACTTTTACCAAAATGGATATTTGTCGGGGTTGGCTCAGGGATGGCTATTCCGATACGGAGGTGCTCCGAATGCTGAAACAACACCCGCAGGCTAAGATTCAGGAACGACGGGCCCGGGAAATCCTGGCCATGAGTTACGAGGTGTTTGCCGAGCTGCGCCAGCTCCGCAACCGGGACGGCATCAAGTATCTCTATGCCGAGCAGTTTCGGGAAGCGGCCAAAGTGGCTTTTGAGGCATTCCTCAAAGAGATCGGAATGCCTGCCTCCCAAGACGTGGACTTTACTTTTGGGGATAAAAGCCCTTTAGTTCTTAACCTCGCCACCGATAAAGACCTCAAGGGCGCAGCGGCCCTGCTGCGGGAATATAAAAACCTGCTCAGGGAAGCGGCCGTCATTGATGGTGCTTATGATACGAGCAAAGTAGGTTCGGATGAGAAGAAAAAACCGACCAAGATCGTCATTAAACGAAAAACCGTCATCAAAAACGGAACGGTTGAAAAGGACACGTTAACCCAAGACGCTGAATATGAAGAACTCCACTGACGAATTAATTACCGGCATTGAGGTCAATGACAAACAGGCCGATTTTTTGGAAGCGACCCTGTATGGCCTCGACGGAACGGGCGTAAAAATAGCGGGATTGGTGGGCGGTATCGGTGGAGGAAAAACCTTTACGCTGGCGCTGTTAATGATCATTTCCAAAGAGGAGCTGCCTAAAGGAAAAGGACAGTTTGCCTGCCTGACGGTAAAACAGTTTAAGCGAAGTTTATTTCCGGGAATTAAGACCGTTTGGCATGATCTGTTCGGACTGCGGGAATATAATCCCAAAACCGGGCAGGGAGATTTTGTGCTGTGGAAAGAACCGCCTAAAGATTGGGATCGACCTTATCAGGAACCGGAAGATTGGGAAAACTGCATTTGTTTTCCCAACGGTTGGGTCTGTGAGGTCTGCGGGTACAAACTGGACCCCGATATTCATCGCGGGCGAAACGACGATTTCGCTTTCATGGATGAGGCCCTGAAATTTAAGCGCGATTGGCTGAAAATTTTACTGGGACGTATCCGAGCTAACAAGGGCAAATTTGAGTCAAATCTGCACTGGTTGGTCAGTTATTTTTCCAGCCCTCCCTATGGACAGGCCGCTGATTGGATGTTTGATGCCGAGGATTTGATGAAGGAAGATCCGCGTCATTATTTCTTTATTTGGATCACTACGAAGGACAATGAGTTGTTTTTGCCCGACAACTTTATTTCGAACCTCAAAAAGACGCTGCTTCCGGTGGAGTTTAAGGTGGAAGTCCTGGGCGTTAGGTTGACCAAAATGCCCAAGACCTTTTATCCTTCCTTAGACTGGGAGAAGCATACTGCCATTGATGAGGAGGAATTTTATGATACGGATAAGGAGCTGGTGGCTTCCGTGGATTTCAATGCCCACTTTACCAGTGCCACGATTTGGCAGGATCACGGCAGGGCTCAGCACATGATCCACCAGTCATTTGTCTACCAGCCCGATGATGATATGGATATGGCTCAAACATTAGCCAAACAATTGGCGGAAGATTTGGCAGGGCATGGCAATAAACGGATTACCGTTACAGGAGATAGAAACGGGGCCAATATATCAGCGGGTACCAAGAAAGATAATGAGGGCAAGTATGAGACCTTCTATGATGAGATGGAAGAGGTGCTGACAGCTGCGGGCTTCGACGTTACCGTGGCACCGCTGTACTTCAACCCGGATAAGGATGAGGTCTACCTGTTGATGCAGGAGGTCTTGGCCGAGAGCAACCAGGAGCAGATCTGCCTGCGCTTCCATCCGATCAAAGGCAAAAGCACGTTGGTATCCATGCAGTTTACTCCCATCACGCCTGACTATAAAAAAGACAAACGAAAGGAGCAGAAGAAAGACATGGATCAACGACTCGCGCCTCACCTGTCGGATACGGTGGACTACTATGTGATCTTCAAAACACGCGGCGGCTCGGTGTTCGGAAGCTTTGATCTGGATTTCCTGGACTGATCGGCCCGATAGCCCTTACCCTTTCAGCTATTCTTTTTTTGCAAAGTGTGAATTCACGAAATGTCAAAGGGCGGGCAGCAACGACAGAATTTTGTACAAAAAAAATAGTTGTACGCCGATAAATGACAGATTTTTAGGCATTTATCGGCGTTTTTTCTTGAAAAAGAGTGCAACTTTTTTAACTGCCTGTCCGTCAGGCTTCTTTGCCGCCTTGAGCGTGAATGTACCAATTTAGAGCACGTTTCATCAATAGATTGAACCTTCGAGGCATTTGAGTGAACTCCGTAAAAAAGTGGACTACCTCAATTCCTAACAGGTGATTCGGTAAACAGTAATAGTTGGCGTGGCCAACATTCTGCTTGAAGGATTCAATCTCATCAAGGCTCGAAAACTTACGAACAGTTGCAATGAAAGGCGGGTCTTGGCTATGCACAATATAAATGAGACCCGGCTGAGCAGCTTCATTACGGCAGATTAGGAATTTGGGAAGGGTTTTCATCGCGTGGACGCTGCGCGAAGAGCAGGAAGCGTACCTTTTCGCCTTCCAAAACGGGCATTTGAATGATGTGTAATTCCTCAAACTGCCCGCGTTCGGTAATGTAGAAAGGCCGTAGCAGGTTTTCTCGAATGTAGATGGGAATGTGACGATTTTGCCACTTAGCTCCCCTCTTCAGAATTGCGGATAAATGCTTTCTCCCAAGCTCTATCCCTACAGCAAATTGTTTTTCCATCTTTACTTGCCGTTTTTATACTGCTGGAACCGCAGTTACACAAACGTACAATTTTTACCTAAAAAGCGGGCGTTTTTTTGTCCTTTTCAGGTTGCCGGCAGACCGTGATTTTCGTAGCAATTTAAAAAAACAGCTATGAAAAGAAAGATGAAAACTCCTATCAGTTATTATGGTGGCAAACAACAAATGCTAAGTCACATTCTCCCTAAAATCCCGCCACATCAACTGTACGTGGAACCCTTCTTCGGAGGTGGGGCCGTATTTTTCGGCAAGGAGCCATCGGCGGCCGAGGTGGTCAATGACATTAATAATCGCCTCATTAACTTCTATCGGGCGCTGAAGTATGATTTTGAAGACCTAAAAGAGAAGATCGACGAAACATTCCACTCCCGTGCTCAGCACAAAGAATCGGCCAACGAGTATGATGCCGGTGAGGAGCTGATCACTAACCCGCTTGCCATGGCTTGGGCGGTATATGTGCAAGCCAATATGAGTTTTGGTTCTCAAATCGGCTCAGGATTTGGGTACGATAGGAGCGGTAAGTGTGCACTGAAGCTTTTTAATAAGAAGAAGGATTTTACTGATGCCTATCAGCTGAGGATGAAAACCGTAACCATCGAAAGCTACGACGTGCTGAAGGTGATACGGGCTTATGACACTGCTGATACTTTCTTTTATTTGGACCCGCCATACGTGAGCTCTAACCAAGGCAACTATGCAGGTTATACGGAGGCGAATTTCCGACAATTGCTGGAGGCCTGCGTAAATATGAGGGGTAAGTTCTTACTCTCCAGCTATCCCGAGAAAATCTTAATGGATTATCGGAAAGAATTTGGTTGGAGTGTAGAAGATCACGAAAAAACGTTGGCCGTGGATGGCCGACGCAAGGAGCAGAAGAAGAAAATCGAATGCCTAACGTGGAATTATTAAAATTCATTCCTGATCGTATCGGCAAAATCGCCGATACGATTTTAACATTCATAAAGGTTGTACTTTAAGATACAAACATAAGACCTTTCTTATGTTTGTATTTACTAAGCTACTCGAATTCGTTTAAAGAATATTGAATGACTGTCAAAGTAAAGACTATCTAATTCTTCAACATTTATTTTCAATAAATCAGCAAGTTCCGTTTTTGAATAACCAAGATCATTAATATAAAGGCTTAATATTTCATTAAAAAAGGTGGGTTTCTCAGGAGGAAACAATTCAGGTTCACCTTTAGAATAGCCCAACGCGCTGAACTGTTTTAGCAAAT